TCAGACGGCTTGTCGAACACTGAAGCATACCCGACGATTTTTCGTAATCCGCCATTATCGTCTGTGATCGCTCGCAGTTCTCTTGTCTTTCTTTTTTCTTTTTCCATGGCCTTTTTCCTCTTCCCGTGTCTCATATCTCTTTTTCGGCACGGCTTTTTCATGGTTTTTCTTCATTTTCAGCCCGTTTTCTCCCTCAAAAACTCAATCAAACCGCCCGCCAGCTCATGAAGAGCGTCACCTTCCCGGCTCCCTGAGGCGAATTTAGAGGCAAAATCACTGCCAAAAGAGCGTGTAAACTGCTCAATTTCAGGCTTAAAATCGTCATATTCAAGGCCGTTTAGCTCTGATTCCATGCCCGTTATGGCCTCCGAGAAGGAAAAAAACACCGGATTTGCATATTTTTCGACGTATTCCGGGAATTTCCGGTAAAAATCAGCAATATCACAATCGTTTTTCTTTAACCAGTTCGTCCGCTGCTCTTCCTGCTTCGTGATCTTCTCAATCGCGCCGTCAAGAAGTCTTTGGTATGCCGATTCAAGTCTTGTGCGATATTTAGTCCGGTTTTGATCGCTTGCCGGGGGTTCCGGGAGGCTTGCACCAGCTTGATCCAGCGGCACCATGTTCAACGGCACAAATCGCTTGTCACCTTCAGGCCCTATGGGGTTCCAGTTCTCCAGTTCTGCAATCTGGTTCGGGGTTATGCCGCCCACCTGGAATAGTTCACGATAGAACGCAGCCCGCGCCGCCGAATCACCCCGCAAAAGCCCTTCTATCGAATGCTCATAGAACAGGGTTGCCCGGTCCCGGTCCGGGATCAGGGACATATTAAACGACTGCTCCAGCCTCACCAGCCAGGATCGAAGGGTTTTGACAACGTAATCGATGTTGAATTGCTCCGCGCTGGCATACGTGGAAGCCTTGTCATATTCACCGTACATCTGCGGGGGGAGGCGATATATCCGGGAACCAATGTCTATGTTCTGGTAACTTCGACTTTCCAAGAATTGCGCCTCATCGTTTGGAATCCCGATCTTTTCGATCTTCATTGCCTCTTGCAGGAGCATTAAACGGTGAGTCTTTCCCAGCCCCGAGTGCGCTTCAGTGAGAGATGTTTTTAGATTTTGATGCCCTTCAGGAGAGAGCTTTCCGGGGTGCGATACAATCACGCCGGGGTGTGTTCCCTGCCCGAAGTACAGAGCCCCGAACTCTTCGAGAGACTTTCCGAGCCCTATTGCTTCCCGGTGGTGCGCGATAGGTGAATAGCCCTTGATGCCGTCGAAGGAGAGCCCCGGAGTGTGAAGTACTTTTTCTTTTGGAAGGATAACGTCAGGCTCGCCCGTTCCGGCCATGCCGATCTTGTAAACAATCTGCTTGCGCTCGTTTCGCTTGACCTCTACCCGGTGGGGTGGTATCGGCCACAGGGCTATCACAACACCCTTGCCAAGTAGTCCTTTCCCGTACTCTTTCTCCGCGTAGGCGTTCCCCCACGAAAGAAGATGAGACATATACGTCTCTCGGAATGACATAGCAGTCATTTCGGGGTTTGGGCTGTCATGTAAAAGAGCGTAAAGGCTGTTTTCAACTGCTTTCTCCCGGCCCTGCCCCTCCCTCCGGTAGAGATGCAACGGGAGAGACGAGGAGTCCTCCGAGAGAACCTTGATACAACACCACACAACAGCAAGCTGCATGGCGCTTGTCTCGGATATATGGGAGCCGGACTTTGTAACAGGGCCAGTCCCGCCATACAAGAACCCGCCAGGATAGTATGAGCTATCGTCCAGCGGCCCGAGCGCCATTCTCTTTTCGAGAGCGCCGATAATGCTCATTTAGCAGGTCTCCTAAATAACCAGCCAAGGCCAAGAAGCATAAGCAAGACACCCGTCACGACATATGCAATCCACGGCTCGAAGAGATACAGCCCCCAGCCTATCATACCGAGCCCGCCGAAAACGAAAATATCTCGAATATCAAAGGCGTTCCACAGCCCTTTGAACAGAGACGAAAAGAAGGTTCCTATTCTCTTAATTATTCCCACCGCATAGCCTCAACCTCTGTTTTATGGTTGTGCTCGTGGTGGGATTTTGACAGATTAAAGGAATTTAGTACATGAACCGATTGCGCTAAATGCGCTCTATGCAGTATATTTTTCACGTGTTTTTGTAACTACCTAATACCACGCATATTTATTTTTGAAAAAAAGTGAAAATAACTGCATTTTTTTCTTGACATAACCTAATCGCTTTGGTAATATGTAATCAACAAAAGGGGAGGTAAGGTCATGACAAAAGAAAACTTTGAAGAACAAAGGGTTTTGGCGAGCTTCTTAGATAAAGCGGCTTCGCACGCCGAAATGATTGGCAGGGTTCCGGCCACATCAAAACAATGTTGGTTCATCGCTGGATTGATCTTAAAGACCGGCGATGACGGTTCGGAGTGGATCACCAATACATCAGCCATGTTGACAAAAAGCAAAGCAAGCAAGCTGATTGAATCTTACTTACAGGAGGGGTAAAAATGGATATCAAAAAAGCGGCACAGGAACTTGGACGCAAGGGCGGATCTGTAAAATCAGAAAAAAAGGCCGCCGCCGTGCGGGAGAATGGGAAAAAGGGGGGAAGGCCAGCTGTGAAAATTTCAAAAACTATCACAACCCATATTGGTGAGGTTGAGGTTACTATTAACCCCGAAGGAACACCGGTGCAAATCGGCAATCAATTATGGAAAGCTTTTGCGTACTATACTCGTACGGATCGTGTGAAATGGTCACAGGAAGCAGCGAAGGCATTCCGGGCAGATGGATATGATTTCGAGTACACACTACCAGCATATAGTTAACACCACCGGCGGGGCTCAGTCCCCGCCTTTTTTATATCGCGGGCCGTGTTATTTGCTCCGCAATCTCCCGCCTTATCCGCAAAACCTTGGACGGCCCCACCCGCTCGGCCTCGACCTTCCCCTCGGCAATCCACGAATAGAGGGTACGTATTTTGATGCTGTAAAAGTCAGCCACTTCGTGTGGGGTGAGGTATCGCTTATTCGGTAGGTCCATTCATTCCCTCCTTAAAACGCCATTGATTTCAAGATTTCATCTTTGGTAAGACCCTCGAATGCTGACGGCTCCGGCTGCTCCATCCGGTCCCGGCTCTTCAGTCCGAGACACATGGCCAGAGCTACCGCCCCGTCGATTCTAAACCGTGAAGCTGATTTGTCAAGTTTTCTGTTCCCGGCGGCGTCACTAAGCGCCATTGCATTTGAGATATTCCACGTCATACAGGCGTTGGCATCGTGGATTAGCTTCCGTTCCAGTATTGAAACTTCCATTGCTTCAACTGCCTGGGTCATGGAAGCATACCCCTGCCCCCAGGGAACCATCCTGATTGCCCCGGACCTTGCTTGTTGAAGTGATTCGTATCGCCTGGAATTGACAGAATCTTTTGTTATATCGCCACTAGGTTCTGGCACCTTGTTGTTGTCAATATAAGCCTCCAGTCCAATTCTCCCCATAGCGTTCAACAGGTCGTCAATTCTCCAGCGATCGAAGGCAATGCCGAGTATGTTATATTCTACTGCAATCTTCCCTATCCGCTCCGCCACCCAGTCATATTGAATCGCCCGGCCCGGTGTTGTCTCAATAACTCCCTGCTTCTCCCATACACTGTACGGCACACGATCTCGCCTTTCATGTTCAAGTATGGTCTCCTTCGGCTTCCAGAACCACGGGCGGACCTTGTCATCTTCGCCAGCTGACACGGCTACCAGAGCCGTCAAGTCTGTCTTCCCGGACAGGTCCAGCCCCATATACACATCTGATCCTGGTTCGATCATCGCGTCGCCTACGCATCCTTCCCATTCTGCCCTGGGGATTAAAGGGGATTGCGCCTCGACTCTCTGATTACAATACAAATTCCTGAATGCGGCCTCGAAGGTCGGCATCCGCTGCGCCCGTTTCGCGGCTGTGGCCATTTCAGAACGGGAACGAAAGTCTCCGAGGGCTGGGTTGGCCTTCTTCCAGTTCTTTGGGTCGAAGACGTCAAGTTTGTCCGGGATCTCGTACAGGTGGCATACGGTAGTGGGATCATTCCCCCGCAGACCATCATCGATCAGCTGCGACAGTATGTGTTGGGGGTCTTTGGCCTGTGTGCTAATAACGATGAAGAGGGGTTCTTCCCCTTCCCCCATCCTGGCGCCCATCGAGGTATCAAGAGCATCGTATAGCTCCCGATTCTTTGCCTGTGCCAGCTCGTCATAAATGGCAATCGTGGGATTGAGTCCATACTTAGTCCCGGCCTCTGAACTTACAGCCCGGTAAATTGAGCCGTTTGAGAAGCAGACCATCGTCTTTGTGCTGTCAACGATCTTGATATAAGATTCAAGTTCCGGGTCTGATCTCACTATCTGAGCGGCATACTTGAAGATAAGAGAAGCCTGCTCCCTGTCATTTGCTGCTGAGTATATTTCACCGTTTCTTACCGCTTCCGGGCCTACAAGATGAGTCAATGCAAGGCAGGCTATCTCTACACTCTTTCCGTTTTTTCTGGCAACGGACAATATCGCCCGGCGGACTATCCGCCTCCCCTCTTTCGTGGGGCCGTAAATGTCATTGATGAATTTCTTTTGAAACGGCCTCAGCTTGAACGTTTTGCCCGCCCCTTTACCGGAGGGCACTATCAGTTTTTCGATAAAGGCGATGACGTTCTTTACTCGCTGGGTGGGTTTAGGCATGGTCAATCCTTGTAATCTCAATTCCAGGGAAGGCATCCTGCATCCGCTGTAAGCAAACTGCCACGTATGAAGGTGAAATCTCAATGCCCATACATTTTCGGTTTAAGTTCTGGCAGGCCACCATTGTTGTGCCGGAACCGAGAAAGGGGTCATAAACCTCCTCGCTGTCATGATTGCGGATAGGTCTAGCCATACATTCAAGAGGTTTCTGCGTGCTGTGACCGTGCCCACTGTCGTCTCTTGCTGGGATTGTCCAGAGGGTTGTTTGTGTTCGGTCTTCTGTCCTATGCCCTGGCTTGCCATCGCGCACGGCATACCAGCATGGCTCGTGCTGCCAATGATAATCGCCTCTGCTCAGGGCCATTCTATCCTTTGCCCAGATAATCTGATTTCGGATTGAGAACCCTGCCTTTTCGATAGATTGTTGCACCTCGCTGGCACGCCGACCGGCGTGCCACACATATGCCACATCGCCCGGAAATAATACCCAAGCCGGTGTCCAGTCAGCAATATCATCATTGGTCACTTTCCCCATTTTTCCTTTATTTTTGTTCACGCCCGCCGCCGCTCTCCACTCCGGATCATACTCAACTCCATAAGGCGGATCGGTGACCATAAGTATCGGCTTCTCTCCCCCCATCACCAGCTCCACGTCCTCGGCCTTTGTCGAATCTCCAACGAGCAAGCGGTGATTGCCTATTTGCCAGAGCTGCCCAGTCTCACATCTCCATTTCTTATTTAATTCCTCGGCCTTGTCAATCTGCGGTTCTGCGTCTTTCGGTTCAGGGTCAGGGCCCGATAACCAATCCTCCGGCAAGTCTACACCCCAATCGATAAGCGGTAAATCGTCCCACGCTGACAATAAATCAAAGTCCCATTCGCCTTGCTGGGTGTTGTCCCGGATGACAAATTCCCGCTTTTGCTCCGGTGTTAATCCGGTAACGATTTTGGCGACGCACTCCTTCGCCCCGGCTTTCCGCAAGGCGAGCGTCCTCATGTTCCCGCCCAGACACACGAAGTCCTCGTCAACAACGATTTCCCGGATGTCCATCATCTCGGGGAACTCGGTCAAAGACTTAACGAGCCGGTCCATGTCCTTCTCTGAGATCCGCCGGGGATTGTCCGGGTTCAACTTAATCTGCGAGAGCTTTACTTTCTTAGTTTCGATGTTCATCTCTTCCCGCCTTTCATACTGATAAGACCATCAAACTTACTCTTGCCCCTCGGCTCGTTCTTGATTCCAAGGCTCGCCCTGGCCGCAGGGGTCAGACCAAACTCCGAGGCATATTTTACCATGTCCCTGGCCGCTGTATTTGCAATCCCAATAAGCGGCTGTTGAATGTAGTTTCCTGATATGGTTTTGAGGACAAGGGCACTGAGGGGAGATTCATTTTTGAGCTTGTTAAGCTCTTCCTCCGCGTGGCGCCATCTAGAGTATGAAGCACAATAAGCGCCAAGAATGTTCTGGTCAACGTTTCGCAGGATACCCATGGCATTCAAGCCGTCTGCAATCCGATTCCATTCCTGGCGACCGTACTCATCCAAGTGACTCGGGATTGAGGGTATATCTCCGGGGGGCGCAGGAACGCCGGAGGGTAAGCGCTGCTTTCCGGGGTTTCCGTCAAGTAATTTCATTTCCAGTGGTTTTGCTTTACGTCCCATTTTAACC